ATTACTAATGTAGGAAAAGATACACCATACACAAATTCTATCCCTACAATAATTCATACAAAAGAATTTTATTGCGATGGTTCTGAAGATGATTATGATAAACATCCAAGAGTACATTACACATTCAATAACAAAGTAGATAGTACAGATAAAACTGATAAAGGGTACGTGGTATGTGAGTATTGCTATAAAAGATTTAAATATGAAGAAAAGAAAGGTGACAAAGATTTTGTAAATAAAATTTTAAAGGGGAGTGGCTAATGAAAAAAAATAAAAAAGAAATGGATAGAACATGGGATAATTTTTTACCATTTTATTCTCAATGGTATTGGCAGAGAGCAAAGATATATCCATATAAAAAAACAAAGGCATATTATCATGGGCCGCGTGAAGAGTGGATGTATTTAATGGAGGATGAAGATGAGCAAAGCAGTACTCAAAAGAAAGAAACATAAGGGCAGGCGTAAGGTCGGCTCAAAAAAGAGACGCAATCGTAGGCGTATCCGTTTAGGATTAAAGGTACGAAGAAAATAATTGTTGACAATTATTTTATTTATGATACACTATGAAAATTATAGGAGACAAAAACATGGCAAGTATTAAAGATCATATATCAACTGATGTAACTAAACTGTTACTTGTAGGTGATAGTGGTTCTGGAAAGACGGCTTCATTATCGGCATTAGCTAATGCAGGATACAATTTACGTATCTTAGATTTTGATGATGGCTTAGCTATTCTTTCAGAATTTCTAGATCCAAGTGCAGTGAGCAGAGTTAATTATGTTACGTTGAAAGACCCGATAGGAAGAGCAGATGCTTTTCGTAAAGGGGTTAACCTTATTTCTAATTGGAAAGATAAGGAAGAAGAGTTTGGACCTGTAGGTAAATGGACATCTAAAGATGTGTTGGTTATAGATAGTTTAACCTTGATGGGTGAAGCGGCTTTAAGGGGGGCACTTGTATTTAATAATAAGAAGCCAACTGATCAAGCTAGTCAGCCCGAATGGGGAACCGCCGCGCGTGATGTCCAGCACATCATTCAATACCTTACGGGTTCAGAAGTTCCGTGTAATGTGGTAGTGACAACACATATGCAATACATGGAAGGCGATATGGGTGTGTCGAAAGCATATCCAACTAGTGTCGGTTCAAAATTGTCTACTAAAATTGGTAGGTATTTTAACTGTGTATGCAGAATAGATACTAGAAGTTCTAGTAAAGGTGTCGAGCGAACTTTACGTACGGTATCGGATCATCGCATGGATCTAAAGGTAACGGCTCCAAAATTAATTGAGCCTAATACTGTGTTGGATCTTGCGAAATTGTTTGATTCGATTCAGAAAAATGCTCGACAAAGATTATCCACTAAGGATAATGTAATCAACATCAAAACGGGAGGCAAATAATGGCTGATGTTAACGACTTTTTAGCAATGAACCCTGAGGATATACCTGAAACAATCACTCTGCCTGAAGGCAGTTATGATTTTGTTATCACAAGTTATCGTACGGATAGAGTTGGTGAAAATCAAAACCAAATTGTGCGTCTCAACTGTAAAGCACAAGCAGTTCTGGAATCTGATATTACTGATGCAGATTTAGAAAACTGTGACGGCACTCGGTTGGAATTTTGGGCAACCAAGAAAGCACTTAGGCAGGGTAATCCTGTGATTTCGCTTAAAGCTTTTCTCACAAAGACACTCGGTATGAGTGGTAATTCCTTTGGGGAAATGCTTGAGCAGACTATCGGTCAATCGTTTAGTGGCATAGTTAAGCACGAAATGGTTGGACGCAACAAGGATATATTGCAAGCTTCAGTATCTAGAATATTGGCTAAGCACTAATATATCATGGGTGAGTATGCTGTAAGGAAACGTGTTCCTTCTCAGTTAAAGGAAGGGGCGAAGATCGCTATCGTGATGGACTTCCCTTCTTCCAATGAGGTGCGTTTAAATAAAATACTTGCAGGCGATTTTATTATTAATAAAATTTGCAGAATGGCAGGGATACAAATCGAAGATTGCATGCTCACCCACACTTTTCAGTTAAAGCCTGCGCAAGACAACCCTCAAAATTTTTTTCATAAAAAATCTGAATACAAGGCTTTGTGCAAAGAGAGTAAGTGGCGCTCCTCCTACCCAAATACCACCTTAGGTTACCTCAAGCAGGAGATGGAGCAAGACTTGCAACGTTTGTACAATGAACTCAATGAAACAAATCCCAATGTTATTGTAGCAATGGGAGGCGTTTCATTGTGGGCGTTAACGGGATTTGACAAGGTTAAAACATATCGTGGCGCTATCATACCTTCCAACACTCCCCATTTAAATAGAGAATTTAAAATAATAACTACCTACCCTTCACATACGGTGGTAAGGAACTACGATTTTAGGGCGCATCTTTTTTCGGATTTTAAGAAAGCCAAAAGAGAATCGGAGAATAAAAATATTAATTATATAAACAGAAAGTTATGGATTGAACCCACTATAGATGATCTCTATGTATTTAAGGACAAGTATATAGACACATGCAGTGCGCTCAACCCTTTATCTTTCGACATAGAAACAGCGGAAGGGCAGACCAGGTGTATTGGGTTTGCCCCCTCTTTAAGACACGCCATTGTTGTACCATTCTGGATGCCCAATCCACATTTTAAAAATTATTGGTCACCCAAGGATGAGGTCAAGGCATGGACATGGGTTAAGGATTTATTGGAAGACGAACGCATAGTTAAGGTTGCACAGAATCAAACTTATGATGTGTCATGGTTATCATTTAAAAATAATATAAAAGTCAAGGGACTTATACATGATACCATGCACGCACATCATGCTTTGCAACCCGAAATGGAAAAAGGTTTGGCATTTCTGGGCTCCATATACACTAATGAAGGTGCATGGAAGACATTAGCCAAGTTCTCAAAGAGCACAAAAGCTGATGAATAGTGAAGCGACCAAACTTTTTTACGGCAAAGTCTGTTAACGATAGTTGGCGGGAGATGGAAGCCTATGTCCGTCTTTGGCGGGCGGCTTTGGATCAGTTGTTGCAGGATTTAATATACGCGGGCAACGGAAAGGAAGATAGGAAGGCGCACATAAGTGCGTGGGAATGGTTTGAAAATGAGCAGGATGACTTTGATTTAGTGTGTGATTTGGCTGATTTGGATCCCATAAGAACAAAAAAAGAACTGAATGATTTAGTGGAAAGGGTACATGATAATAAAGATAGAAGAAAATTTAAAGACCGCTTTAAAATTGTTGAGCGGAAAAAGGGAACACGAGTACGGAAATAAAAAAGAGAATCATGAAAACATTTCTCGTCTTTGGTCTGCTTATCTGGACCACCCTATATCTGCACATGATGTTTCTATCCTCATGTTATTATTAAAGGTGGCAAGAGCCAAGTTTGGAAATCCGAGTTCCGATACATACGTTGATATGGTGGGATACTCAGCAATCGCAGGGGAGTTAGCTGATGAAGATAATAAAAAACACAGAAATAAGTAAGCAAAATTTATCTGATGAACAGACGGAATGGGTTTATTGTGCCCTTGATTGCGCCTTGACATATGAGATATGGGACAAGGTACACAAGGAATTTGATGGGCTCACTAAAAAAACATACCTATTTGAATTGGACAGTTTACAGCCAGCGATGGACATGATGTTGCGTGGCTTGCGTGTGGACGAGGAGGAGGTAAAGACAAGAAAAAAAATCCTAAGGGAAAGAAGATTGAAGCTTGAACGCATGCTTAATTTATTTTCCCAATCCGTTTGGGGAAAGGATTTAAACCATAACAGTCCCGTTCAACTTAAGAAAATTTTATATGAACATCTGGGATTGCCACCCGTTGTGTCCTACAAAGGGGGCAAGTCAAAGGTATCCACGGACAGAGCGGCGCTTGAACAGCTTGGGGAATTTTATCCAAGAGCCAAGCCTTTCTGTCATACCATACTTGCGTTGCGTGATATAACCAAACAGCTTTCTGTCTTGGATTCCAAGCGGGATGAAGACGGAAGGATACGTTGTTCTTATAATGTAGCGGGCACGGAGACGGGCAGGTGGTCATCATCTGGAAGTCCATGGCGAACGGGAACCAATTTACAAAACGTTACAAAGGAATTGCGTTCCATATTTGTTCCCGATGAGGGAAAGATAATGTTCTATGCTGATCTGGATCAAGCGGAATCAAGAGTTACGGCTTATATTGCGGGGGATGAGGAATATATAAAGGCATGTGAGAGTACGGATTTGCATACTGAAGTTGTTAAAATGGTATGGCCCAACTTGGGTTGGTCTGATGATCCCATTCAGAACAGAGAGCTTGCTAATAAACCTTACTATTTACATTTTACTTATCGTGATATGTGTAAGCGTGCGGGTCATGGAACTAACTATGGCATGTCTCCTCATGCATTGGCTAAACATTTAAAAATAAAACTGTCACATGCGACAAGATTTCAATTGCTTTATTTTGGTGGTGTGATACCATTGGCTTCTTTGGAACGATGGCACAAGCAAGATCGAGAGGGAGGCTTTCAAGAATTGATAGACGGAGGAGAAATTATAGGCAAACTTATAAAAATTAAAGGGGCGTTTCCTGGAATACGTGTATGGCATACGGGAGTTTCTAATGAATTAAAACAAACGGGTTGCTTGATCACACCCATGGGAAGACGCAGACAATTTTGGAGTAGGTTAAATGATAACTCCACATTGAGGGAAGCAATTGCTTATGTTCCTCAATCAACGATAGGGGATTTACTTAATCTAGGATTGTTAAAAGTGTGGCAGAATTTAAGACATGAGGGTTTGGATATATTGGCACAAGTTCATGACGCTATTCTTGGTCAATGTTACATTGATAAATTAGATGACTTAATGCCCCAAGTTTTAAAGCAAATGAATAACCCTTTGGAAATTAAGGGAAAAGAAATGATTGTACCTTCTTCAGTTGAAGTTGGTTACACATGGAAAGATATGAAACCATGGATGAAATAAAAAGAATATATGTGGAAGACGGAAAGGTATTAGTAAAAGAGGGGGAATTTTCTACCATATGCAATGAGGCAGAGATAGAAGGACCTTCATTAATAAGAAACAAAGATGGGAATATTTGGATTGAAACCAAAGCTAAGGTAATTAAACTAGTCCATATACCCCCAGAAAACATTAAGTTTCTAGATGATAAATAATGGCAAGAAATTATACAGACTATGTAGGGGCATGTGTTGATGCCGTCAAGGAAAGTCCCATCCCTAAAACTTTTGCAAGATGGACAGCGCTTTCTGCGGTGGCAGGTGCATTAGGGAGACGAGTATGGTTTCCTATGCCCAATTATGACATAGGATCTAATTTATTTATAATACTTATTGCACCACCAGGTCGCAATAAATCCGTAAGCTTGATACTTCCTTTTACAAAAGTATTTAATAGGCTTACCACACCTGTGGGTTCAAAAGAAGATCATGAAAATTGGAACTCTGATCTTGATAACTATGGTTTAAGAAAATATCCTTTGTATCTTATTCAAGATAAAATTACCCCAGAAAAATTAACAGTTGATATGCAAAAGATAAAGCGAAATGATTTACTTTTAAGCACTGTTCGTCAAGAACAATTCTTTGATTCATCCATAACTTTAGTGACATCTGAATTTGGTACATTCATGACAAGAAATGAAAGGAGTCTTCAATTCTTTTTAACGGACATGTGGGATAGTAGAGAATCTTACAGTTATAAAACAAAAACCGCAGGTGAATTTATTATTGAGGGTCCTTGCTTGAATTGGATTGCATGTGCAACACCAGAACAGTTTGTTGATAACTTGCCAGAGGATGCAAAGTCCCAAGGATTGTTATCAAGAATGCTTCCCATATTTCATGAGGGAGAAAGAATACCGCAAGACTTAACACAAAAAGTTATCAGTGATAACACGATTGACAATTTAAGAAATGATTTAGGTCACATCGCAAAAATGTATGGGCCTATGTCATTTGATGATGATGTATTTGAAGAAGCCAATGAAGATATTGGTACTTATATACAACCAGAACCAATTGATCCCCACTTGTCAGAATATTGTCAACGAAGGGTGTCACATTTTTTGAAGGTTGCTGTATCCGTATCCGCTTCACGCAGATCAACAAGAAAGATAATGAAAGAGGATTGGGATACTACAAAGGAACTTATGTTTGAAATGGAAAAAAGTATGCCTAAAGCTTTGGAGGGTTTCGGTATGGCTCGGACGGGAAGGATAGTGCATGACATGAAAACATGGTTGGAGGCTACAATGGCTTTGAAAAAGAGAAGGCATGTCAGACTTGGGGTATTTAGGCAGGAAGTTCTTAGAAAAATTTCCAATCCAGGTGAACTTGACCAGACCATTAGGGCGATGATTGACTCTGGCTACATAAAAGTTGAAGGGAATTTGGTGTTTCCATCAAAAAGCAATTGACCTCGATGGGCAGAAGTGATATACTGCTCCTTGGTATGTGTGTAAGGAACTTATGAAAATTGATATTGATACAACAAAAGATACCCTACTGCCCACCAATGCTGTGGATATCTTAAAGGATAGGTATTTATTACCAACAGAGGAGACTCCACAAGAAGCTTTTGCCAGAGCATGCATGACATTTGCTGATAATAAAGCACATGCAGAAAGACTGTATAAATATGTTTCAAATCTTTGGTTTATGTTTGCTTCTCCACTTCTGTCAAACGGAGGAACGGATAGGGGTTTGCCTATCAGTTGCTTTTTAAACTATGTACCCGATAGCAGAGAAGGACTAGCCGCGCACTATACTGAGAACATTTGGTTATCGAGTATGGGGGGCGGAATAGGGGGTTATTGGGGCCATATACGCTCACAGGGACAGTCAACTAGCAAAGGTAATAAGACTACAGGGGTTATTCCATTTATGCACGTAGTGGACTCCCAAATGGTTGCATTCAATCAAGGTGCCACCAGACGTGGCTCCTATGCCAGCTACATGGATGTTTCACACCCCGAAATAATAGAGTTTATAGAGATGAGAAAGCCCGCTGGTGGTGACATCAATAGGAAGAACCTTAACCTTCATCACGCTGTTATAATTCCAGATAAGTTTATGAAAGCTATGGAAGATGATGGAGATTGGGATTTAATTGACCCCAACAGTAAGCAAAAAGTCAAGACAGTTAAAGCTAGAAGCATATGGATAAAGATACTTGAAGCTAGGATATCAACGGGCGAGCCTTATCTTATGTTCATTGATACGGTTAACAAGGCATTGCCCAAGGAATTAAAGGACAAGGGATTAAAGGTACACCATTCCAATTTATGCAGTGAAATAACATTGCCAACCAATGAGGAAAGAACAGCCGTCTGTTGTTTGTCAAGTGTCAATCTGGAATACTTTGACGAGTGGGAGAAGGAGGAATTATTTATAGAGGACTTAATGAGAATGCTTGACAACACTCTCACTAAATTTATAAAGAGTGCCCCCTTGACCATGAAGAAAGCCATCACGAGCGCGGAGTCTGAACGTTCGGTGGGATTGGGAGCCATGGGTTTCCATTCCTATTTACAGCGCAACGGCATGGCATTGAACAGCCCGATGGCTATGGGTCCTAACGTAAAAATATTCAAGCACATCAAAAAGAAATGTGATGCGGCGAATATGTTGTTAGGAAAGGAAAGAGGGGAAGCGCCTGATCTTAAGGGAACGGGTAAAAGATTTTCACACATGACAGCCATTGCGCCCAATGCAAGTAGCTCCATTATTTGTGGCAATACTTCTCCAAGTATAGAACCCTTACGTGCCAATGCGTTTTCGCAAAAGACTTTAAGTGGTTCTTTTTTAATCAAGAATAAATATCTAGAAGAATTACTAGAGAAGAAAGGAAAGAATACAAAAGATGTTTGGAAAATTATTATCACTAATAGAGGATCAGTTGAGTCATTCGACTTCCTCAATGCACAAGAAAAAAATATATTTAAAACAGCGATTGAAGTTGATCAAGCTTGGCTTGTGGACTTGGCTTCAGCGCGTCAAAAATATATTTGTCAAGCCCAAAGTTTAAACTTATTCTTCCCGCCAGATGTTAATGTGAGAAGATTAAATAACGTACACAAACGTGCATGGTATAAGGGATTAAAGACTTTGTACTATTGCAGAAGTGAAGCAATTAAAAGAGCGGAAAACATATCAATAAAAATAGAAAGGAAAGTAAGGCAGGATGACGAAGAAGAGTGTGTCATGTGTCAAGCATAGAGGTAAAATAAATGAGCATATTTAAGGAAAGGAATTATTACAAACCCTTCGGATATCCGTGGGCGTTTGAAGCGTATGAGTTGCAACAGAAAATGCATTGGTTGCCGAGTGAAGTATCCTTGCACGAGGATGTTAATGATTGGAACAATAGGATGGATGTATCGGAAAAGAATTTAGTTAAGCAGATACTTACGTTCTTTACACAAGGGGACGTTGATGTGGCGCAAGCCTACATGGATGTTTACATTCCTTTGTTCAAGCCATTGGAAATACGCATGATGCTGTCGGCTATAGCTACAAGCGAGGCTAACCATGCTCATGCCTATTCCTTGCTGAATGATACGGTGGGAATGGATGACGGGGATTACCAGGCTTTCCAGGAAATAAAAGCCATGAATGACAAGCATGAATATCTTTGGAAAAACAAAGGGGGCACGGAGGAAGAGCAGATGATAAGGGACATGGCGGTGTTCTCTGCATTCGGTGAAGGACTTCAGTTGTTTGCCAGCTTTGTCATGCTGTTAAACTTTACAAGATACGGCAAGATGAAAGGCATGGGACAGATTGTCGCATGGTCCATCAGAGATGAATCACATCATGTGGAAAGCATGATTAAATTATTCCATTGTTTATTGGATGAAAAACCCAAGGTGTGGAATGATAATTTTAAAAGAACTTTATATGACATATGCCGTGACATGGTGTCACTTGAGGATAAGTTTATTGACTTGGCGTTTGACATGGGTCCCGTCCAAGGACTCACTGCATACGAGGTCAAACAATATATACGGCATATAGCCGATAGAAGACTACTACAGCTAGGGTTAAAGCCTAACTATGGGGTCAAGGACAACCCACTCGAATGGGTCGATTGGGTAGTAAGTGGTGTAGAACATACTAATTTCTTTGAGAATAGAGCTACGGAATACGCAAAGGGTGCCATGACGGGCACTTGGGCGGATGCATTTTAGCTTTCTAGCTTTCTCAGCTTTCTGAAAAGTGTTGACAAGAAATCAAAAGTATGATAGTATTAAAATTAAGGGGGGCACATAAGGACATTCTAACTTTCTTGATACAGGTTTAGTTAGAGTGTCCTTTGCTTTTTAAGGAGTGTGTGATGAAAGAACTTAGCAAAGAAGATTATAAGATGTATTTGAAAGAATACAAAGAACGCGGCGCGTCTTGTTTCAAGCGGTCACGTAATAAATCTTTGGGAAAAGAAGAAACAGCCAAAGCTTATAGGGAGCATTTAGGTTGTCAAGCTATGATTAGAAACATGAATCATAAAATGAAACATGGGGATTGGTTGTATGATGATTTACCTAATGGCCATTTTGTAAATCACTTCAGAGTTGTAGCGTCAGGTGACCCTGATCAAGTCGGAAAATTGGTGGATAGTTTTGGAAGGGAATATGATGTACCAAGAAAAGGAAACTAAGTATGACGGCTTTGCTAAAAAACTTTTCTATGATTTTAGAAAGACGAAAAAGAAACTACCTTACTGGGAACGATTGGATTTCAGGGACAGGGATGAGTGGCGTGGTATCGCTCAGATTGTAAAAAGAGAAAGGAAGTACTATAAAAATCTACGCAAGAAAATGAAACGAAAAACAGGAGACACATATGAAGGACAAACTACAAGAAACAGTTAACGCTTTGGTATTGGCCAAGGGAAGTAAATCCGATGCGGCTAGAAGTTTAAACATTCCACGCACCACTTTTATAAGCAGGTTGGATGCGGCTGAACGGGAAGGAATAAAGCCCACAGTTAAATCCCCCAACTTGGAAGTGGCTCTGGCTGAACAAAAAATGGTTTATGATTTACAGATACGTGACCTCAAGAAACAGTTGGAAGAATCCATACATCAAAATGTAACCTCGGATTATGTGCGCAAGCATGTACTTAAATTGGGAAAGTACCAATCCACCCCGCCTAAATGGGTAACCAAATCTTCTCCAGCCACGGGAAATCCTGGAGTTCCCACTCTGTTCTTATCTGATTTTCATTACGGGGAGATAGTGAAACCAGAAGCCATAGGCAATTTAAATAATTTTAATAAAAAGATTTCGCAATTGCGATTGAAGTCAACTGTGGAAACAGCCATAGACTTATGCCATAATCACATGGTCAACCCCAAGTACCCAGGAATTGTCTTGGCTTTGGGGGGAGACATGATGGCAGGCTCCATTCATGATGAGCTGATAGAATCAAATGACGGCACAAACATAGATCATGTGTTGGAATTATTTGATCAGTTGGTCTGGACAATTTCCACTTTAGCTGATAAGTTTGGTAAGGTTTTTGTTCCCACTTGTTATGGCAATCATTCTAGGATGTACCAGCAGTACAGAAATAAAGAGGCGGCGCATCTTAGTTTTGATTGGATGCTGTATAACATGTTGGAAAGACACTTTAAAGCCAACAAGGATGAACGTATAAAATTCTTGATATCCACGGGATTTGATACGTACTATAAGATATACAACACAAGTTACTTGCTGACGCATGGTGATAGGCTAGGAGTCCGCGGAGGAACGGGCATAGTGGGAATGCTTGGGCCTATAGCACGTGGTGTTCAGAAGGTGAGATCGGAGTATGCTAATTTTGGGAAGTCCATTGACTATGTAATCATGGGGCACTACCATCAATACATCTCCATTAAAGGGGCTATAGTTAACGGCTCGCTTAAAGGTTATGACGAATACGCCATGAGTAATCGCTTTGCCTTTGAGATACCTAAACAAGCTTTATGGTTTACACACCCACAATATGGTGTAACTTTCCAGGTTCCTGTGGTCGCCGAGCAAGGCGTTCCCAAGAAACCCAAGAAAGAATGGCTTCAATGGGCGGCATAAAGTGATTCATTGGGGGCTTGAATGTGCCCCCTTTGTCTGATATAATAATAAAAGAAGGAGAACATTATGGCTAAAAAGAAACAAGGATATAAGGACCGCAAGGATGAATCCATCGCAATGCGCAAGAAAAAGAAACGAACCAAGAAACAACTGAAGGCAAGCGCGGATGAATCTTACGGTAAATTTGGCAGTAAAGCCAAGAAAAAAGGCAAGATCAATAAATAAGTTACGGAGGTAACAATGAGTACAGAAAATTTTTGGACACCGATCCAATCTTTCGCCATTGGTGCGGTTAAAATTGGCGGGGATGCCGTCAAGGTAGAGGAACCCAAGGAAGAAGAAAAGAAAAAAGATGACGATAAGCAGAAGTCAAACGGGGAAGACAGTGAGTCTAAAGCCTCCTAAACACCAGCAACACAAGGTGATAAGGAGCTCTTCTCCAATGGAGAAGTCAAAGAAAAAAAGAAAACCCCTTCTTCCCGCGAACAAAAAGAATTTTACAAAATATAAACCTAAGAAAATTAAAGGGGCAAAGTCTTTGACAGCCTCTAGTCTTTGGAAATTTATTCCTGATGTTAAATAATTATGGTAAAAATATTTTTTTTATTAATGATAATGTCTTCGCCTAACCAGACCACCGTCAAGTATAACGCGTCCATTTATCCATCGGAAGTATTGTGCATGAAGGCAAGGGAGGGTTACATGGAGGCATATGAGTCAAGTGTGGACAAGGATAGCATGAAGACGGAAGCCTTCTGCATACCCTTTGAATCCTTTCCCATTCTGGGAATGACGGCTGATACAATAGGAGCATAGCATGGCAAAGAAAAAGAAATGGATTCAAAAAGCCAAGATTAAAAAGGGGGCACTGCACAAGGACTTGGGTGTGCCCATGGGCAAGAAGATACCCAAGGCCAAGCTAGATGCGGCGGCTAAGAAAGGCGGCAAGATAGGCAGACGGGCCAGACTTGCCAAGACATTTGCGAAGATGAGGAAAAAGAAATGCCCTGTAAAAATTGTGATCCTAACTGCCACTGCAGTAACGGAGGTTCATGTTGCGGCGGACAATGTGAGTGCAAAGACTGTGATTGTAAATCTAATGATTCGGGTAAAGAAAAGACCGTGGTCTTTGATCCCGACTTTAGTTTGACGGAGCATTAGATGGCTGGGTTAGAAACTTTATTAAAACAGATTGTTGCTGCTTTTTCTGGGGGAGGTTCTGGTGGAGGTGCAAGTAGTTCTAAGCAACAAATTATTGATCATTTAAAAGATAAAGGATATAGTAAAGAAGCTATTGCTGGTATTGTAGGTAATATAGATGTAGAGACAGGCGGATCTTTTGATTATAAACAAAAAGAATTAAATGCAAAAGGTAAACCAAAAAAGGATGGAGCTGAAGGTTTATTTCAATTTGATTTTATGAAACCCCATTATGAAACATGGAGAAAAAATAATAAGAAAAAAGACTCCATTGAATCTCAAATAGATTTTATGGATGAAGTTGTTAAAGGTAAAGTTGATATGCTTGGTACTCAAGAAAGAGCTATATTGGGAGAATTTTTATTTAAACCTGGTCATGGCAGAGCTGAAGATATAGCAGGTGTTTTTACTTCTGTTTTTGAAAAACCTGAAAAAGGGAAAGAACATTTTGATAGAAGAAAAGCTAGTGCTATAGATATCTATAATAGTTTATAATGAATGGGAATAGAAGTAATAATATTAGCGATCTTAGGATCAGTAGTAACAGGATTAGTAACAAATGAAGCGGCGCAAGTTGCAGGAAATGGAGTTAGATTAATGGGCGGATTACCAGTAGAAATGATTACAATGCTTGGCTCATCTTTATTGGGTGGGTTCATGTCCATATGGGGTCAAAGCATAAAGGCTAAACAAGCTGAGCAAAAGATGTTGCTTGCACGTGGCAAGTTTCAGATGGCTGAGATTGACAAGGCAAGAAAGTATGAGAACACAGGCTTTCAATGGACCAGAAGAATCATTGCGTTAAGCGCTGTCTTTGCCATTATCATATGGCCTAAGATGGTACCTGTATTTTTTGATACAAGCGTATGGTTGACATGGACAGAATTTTCCAGGGGATTTTTATTCCTGATTGAGAAGAAAGAAATTGTCATGGACAAGGAGTTCTTTGGTGTGGTAATAACACCACTTGATACTCACTTAATGTCCGCTATAGTCGGACTTTACTTTGGAGGTAGTCTTGTTAAAAAATAAAATACTTGCATGGATTGAAAGAATATCTGGCAAAATTAATGTCTGGGTCTGGCATAAACGTTGGAATAAAAGGGGAAGAAAAGATGAAAAAGATAATATTCCTAATGTTCGTCAGCCTCGGCCTTAGTTTATCGGGGTGTGACGGAATGTATATGAAGCCCCATAAGACATCTGTTACATATGGTGTAGCGGATACGGAAAAAGATAATGGAAAAGATTCCATTAAGGAATCTTTCACAGTGAAGCAAGACTTCATATGGGAGGAATAAATGAACGGACTTAAGATATCATTTGCTGTTGTGGCGTTCGTGCTTGTTCAGGGCATTGGTGTTATATGGTACATTTCAAAATTGGATTCTCGCGTTGACCAGATGTACGCAAGCTTTGAGGAAGAAAATAAAAAAGAAGTAATTGAGAACCAGGTCAAAATGAAAATTGATTTGCAAAATTTAATTGCGGATGTTAAACAGTTGAATAAAGACATGAAGAAGATGCAATCAAAAGACAAGGAGATTGTAAAGCAAAACCGTTCTATAGAAAAACAGCATAAGGATCTGTTTAAATTTTTGGAACAGCAACAAAATAATATAATGCAACAGAACGAAACCAAGGGCGGATCATATAGCTACGGAGATTAAGCATGGCTGATGGAAGGATGGATGTAAGTGATAAGACTGCTATTTCTATGCCTATGCGTAATCTTATATCAATACTCGCAGCAGTCGGAGTTGGAGTCTACGCCTTTTTCGGAATACAAGAAAGGCTTAACAATGTTGAGACGCG